AATGACGTTTGGACAGCCAAAGCACCAGACTTTAATGCTAGGGAACGCGCAGAGCAAATGCTGGCAAACATTCTGGAAGAAAACCCAGATGACTTGATGACTACCTCTGCCTCCCCTGTTGGCGGCAAACACTTGCGTCACCGTGTTCTTGATATTCCAGAGCATGAAGTTAAAGACTTTATTATTAAAAATGAAGCAGTGTTTTATACCTATGCTCAAAAGATGGGGCGTAGAATTGAGTGGCAACGAAACTTTGGCGACGAAAAAATTGATTCAATACTTGATCGTCTTGAGTCTGACATGCGAGCTAAAGGCTTAGATGAAAACAAAATTGGTAAAGTTCGGACAGCTTTCTTGGGTGATTATGAGCGCGTAATGGGCCAACACATTCGTGACCCAGACCGCCTTGATAACCAAATAGCTCGCGCTATTAAGGAGACCGCAGGTATTACTTATTTACATTCTGCTGGGCTTTCTGCCATTACTGATACGGCTATGGTTGTCTTTGAGCGCGGCTTTAAGAATACCTTGTTACCACTAATCGACAAAGATGCTCGTGCTGTGTTTATGACAAATGCAAAAGATATTGATGCAACTGTAGACCAGACTGGTTTGTTGCAGGGATTGATGCAAGACAGATACGTTGGTGACTCTATTCGAGGTATCCAACCAAACGCTGTTGAGCGTATTTTTAACCCAATTACTAATGCTTTTTACAATATCCCGTTAGTAGGTAATAACCTTGGTGGCATGACTCGATATGGTAAGATTGTAGATGGAACATTTCGCCAGTCTGAACTAATTAGGATGTCTCGTGATGTGGCAAATAATAGTGCCAAAGCAAGCGAGGTTGAATACCTTGCAAGGTATGGCATTGATGAACAAACTGCACGTCGAATTGCAAACCTAGAGGGAGCATGGGAGCCAGATACTGGCGGTCGTTTTTTCTATGCTAATAAAGATAAATGGCCCAAAGAAACTCAGGCAGATAGGGACTTAATTCTTACCTGGGATACGGCTATGAATAGTGGTGTTGCTAATACCATTATGCATGCTACCTCCTTTGACAAGCCGCTTATTGTAGATGGTTTGACCTATGTGAAGTGGTATCCGTGGATGGAGAAGCTAACATTTGGTAAGCTAACTCCTGACCCAAGAGCAAGCAGTGCTACAATCCCTTATGCAAGACTAGAAAGTGGGATGTTGTCATTTCCATTCCAGTTTATGAACTTTACCCTTGCCGCAACAAACCGCATTACAGCGCAGGTGTTTGATCCATCTCGACAGTATAGATTGCAAGGTGCGATGGCTTTGTTTGCGATGTCATATCTTTCATTGCAACTAAAGAAACCAGATTGGTGGTTTGAAAGTAAAAGCAACACAGAGCTTATGATGCGTGTTGCCGACCACTCTGGTGTGTTTGGCGTTTACTCTGATTTGTTCTACATGGGTCTTCATGGTGCCATTAGCATGGGGGCTGTTGATGAGGATAATGATTACCTTAAAGGTAAATATAAGCCTACTCCTGGAGATGCCTTGTTTGAACCACTTGGTGCTGGCCCTGGTATGGTGCGTGACTGGGTTCTTGCAACGGAAGATTTGTTAAGCGGCAATACAGAGGATGGCAAAAGCAAACTTTATTACTCAACCCCTAGCCTACCACTATTAAAGGTAATGGGAATGGACCAAGACTTCAAAGAACTTTATATGAAATAGACTTTATGTTAGGATGCAGACATGACGATTTTAATTAGTGATAACAGCCCTCGTATCTCGTATACAGCTACAGCAGGGCAGACTGTATTTACAGTTCCTTTTGAGTTCTTTGATAACTCAGACTTGAATGTGTTTGTTAATGATGTTTTAAAAACCATCACTACTAATTACACTGTAACTGGTGGAGATGGATCAACAGGAACGGTGACATTGGTTACTGGTGCTACTGTTGGTGACGTTATTGTTATTACTCGTGACGTAACCCTTGAGCGCGTTACTGACTTTCCTACCTCTGGCCCGTTTCAGGTTGCATCCCTGAACGTGGAGCTAGACAAGCTGGTTGCTATGGTTGCTGACTTGCAAGACCTGGCAAACCGTGGCCTTCGTCTTTCTGACTCAGATGTTACAGAGCGACTTACACTTGCGGCTACTAATGAGCGCAAGGGAACGGTTCTCGCTTTTAATGCAACCACTGGTGCTGTTGAGGTTGGCCCAACTATTGCTGATACAAACACTGTAGCACAGATCAAAGCTGATATTGCCACGGTTGCTGGTATCTCAGCCAATGTAACTACTGTTGCTGGCATTTCTGCTAACGTAACTACTGTTGCGGGTGTTTCTTCTGATGTAACTACTGTTGCTGGTCAGACCACTAACATGCAAAACATCACTGATAACCTCACTGATATTCAGAATGCCGCTACAAACGCCACAAACGCCGCTACAAGCGCATCTAACGCGGCTAGTAGTGAGACTGCCGCCGCGTCCTCGGCCTCCTCTGCGGCCACCTCAGAGACGAATTCGGCTACATCAGCTACAAACGCATCTAACTCAGCTTCTTCTGCCTCTTCTTCTGCTTCTACTGCTACAACCAAAGCATCTGAAGCGGCTACTAGTGCTACAAACGCGGCAACCAGCGAGACTAATGCTGGTGCTTCCGCTACTGCGGCGGCTAGTTCTGCTAGTAGTGCATCTACAAGTGCGTCTAATGCGGCAACTTCAGCTACAAACGCATCCTCTTCTGCATCTAGCGCGTCTTCCGCTCAGACTGCGGCTGAAGCGGCCCGTGACAGTGCGCTTGCCGCCTTCGATAACTTCGACGATAAGTATCTTGGAGAGAAGGCATCTGATCCTACGCTTGATAATGATGGAGATGCCCTGGCAACTGGTGCGCTTTACTTCAACACAACCGACGATGTAATGAAAGTTTATACTGGATCTGCTTGGGTTGCGGCCTATGTGTCTGGTGATGGCTTTGCAACCCTTACGGGTGCAACATTTACTGGTGACGTTACAGTCCCTAACCTTATTGCAGATACCGTAGTATCCCAAGTCTCAATCAATGCGCAGACTGGCACCACCTACACAACAGTTCTTTCTGACCAGTCCAAGCTAGTGACGCTTAACAATGCGTCTGCTATTGCCTTAACTATTCCTGCTAATTCCTCTGTGGCTTACCCAGTAGGCACACAGATTGACCTGTCGCAATTTGGTGCGGGTCAGGTGACTGTAGCTGGTGCTGGTGGAGTAACAGTGAATAGCGCATCAGGTCTTAAATTGAAGTCTCAATACTCGTCTGCTAGTTGTGTCAAGGTCGCTACTGATACTTGGTTGCTGGTGGGCGACTTGGAGGCTTAATATGTTTAGGTTGGGAACGATTGCATCTTCTGGGGGAGGGCGCACAGAAGTCAATCTTGTAATTTCAGCCGACACTGACAATTATGACATTTATGCCAATCGTGGAGGCAGTTATGTTGCGGGTGAAAGCGACGTAACCCTTACAATTAATTCTGGCGTGGTAGTTGGCTCAACCTCTATAGCAACTAACGCCCTGCAAACAGGTTCGTCTTGGACTGCTGGCGACACGATTACCATTGTAAATAATGGAACGGTCACAGGTAAAGGCGGCAACGGTGGAGTAGGTGGTGACGCTGATAACAACTCTGGCGTAAAAACAACCACTTCTGGCACTGATGGGGAAGATGGTGGGGATGCCTTTTTAGCGCAGTTTGCTACATCATTTACTAATAACGGCGCAGTTTACGGCGGTGGCGGCGGCGGCGGTGGGGCGGGTGGAGATGCTCAAACTATAACTGGCAAAATTTCTCGGCATGACGCATACGGCGGCGGTGGAGGCGGCGGTGGTGCAGGTGACGCCGTTGGCAGTGGGGGTGCTGGCGGTATTGGCACTGCAACAGGAGCTTTAATCGTCGTTGACGATGGGGATGATGGCCTAGACGGAACTTCTACAAATGGAGGGGCTGGAGGTTCTGGCGGATTTTCTGGAAGTTCCTCGGGCGGCGCTGGGGGTAACGTAGGCCAAGACGGAGCAAGCGGTGCGAATGGTGACGCCACAGGCGGCGCTGGTGGCACAAGAGGTTTTTACGAAAAGGGTCAGTCATTTATTAACAGTGGTGCTGGCGTGGGCGGCACAACAGCAGGTCGGAGTAGCTAATGTCTTTTGTTATTCAATCAGTGGATACAGTTGAAAGAGAATTGTATGACCGTCTTTACGACGAGGCTTTCGATAAGATTGGTCACGAACGCAAGCGTATCGACAATCTAAAGGAAGGTCTGTGGGGTGGCGTAACAGCTAATCAGGCCCACCTTTATGTAAAAGATGATTACGTTGTCGGGATTGGAACTACAGAGATGCACGGCGATATGATGTTCTTTATTGTGCCGACTTGGGGTAAGACTCAGGATGGCTCTCGTTCTTGGTGGTATTCCGAGGAGTATCAGGAAGCTATTGCAAACTTCATGCGTGAAAACAATGCCACCCATATTGTTGCTGGCTACAACCCAGAAAGCCCTGCCGCACTGGCAATCCAAAGTCATTTTGGTTTTTATGGCAGACATCTTGAGGCCGCTACAACACATGAACCAAGTGAAGTTATTCCAGCAAAATGGCTTCTCCACTACCCCTCGCCAATGAGGGCATTTCGGGTTAATATAATTTAAGGAAGGAATATATTATGGAATTTATTATCTCAAACTTTACAACTTACGGAAGCTATGTAACGGCAATCATTTCTGCCGCTTCAATCATTGCGGCTGTCACACCCACACCCAAAGATGATGAGGCTGTATCAAAGGCCAAGGCGTATGTCGCCAAAGCCTACAAGCTAGTTGACTTCTTGGCCCTAAACATCTTGAAAGCCAAGGACAAATAAAATGAACAGCACGCAGGCCCAGTTAGAAGCACACGAAAAAGAATGTGCAATGTTCCGCCAAATGATGGACGAGCGTTTAACTAACTTACATTGGCGTATTACTTGGGCTTGTGTTGGCGGTGGTGCTTTGATCTCCGCTTTGTTTAGTGTCTGTGTGGCGATCTTATTTAAGGTTAATTAGTGACCCGCGCCGCTTCTTGGTTAAAAGATAATGAAGGCTGGAAATCTTTTCTGGCCTTTATTTATGCGCTTATCTGCGTGTTTGATTTTATTGTTGTCCCGATCTGGATTGGTCTTAATCGTCCTAGTAATCAAAGCATTGATCAAAGACTGCATCAGATACACATGCACGAAATGGGGAACGAAATTGCCAGGGAGATGGTTAAGCCGCTAACTTACCAGCACGAGCCATTTACATTGAAGGGTGGCGGCTTGTTTCACCTTTCATTTGGTGCGCTTCTTACTGGTAGTGCGCTGTCAAAAAGAAAATAGGGGCCAGCCTCAGGAGGATAGCTGACCCCTTGCCAGGGAGAAAGGGAATCGACCTGGCACTTCTTTTATAGACAATTATAAAAACACTGTCTAGTTTTAAGCTATGAACAACTGAGGAGTGGCTCATGGACTTACAAGTATTAGACGGTGAAGAAGAATTAGATTTTAAGATGTATATTGTTAAGGGCGAAAAGGGTCAGCCTTTAATTGTATTAGAGTTCGGTGGCATCGAGACGATGGAACGAGCAGAGATTTTGGCGGAAGAGATTTATCAAACTCTCATTCCTGAAGAAGATAAAGTAATTAACTAGGAGTAAAGACTATGGCAGGTAAAGAAATCCCAGAAGAGATTCTTCTTTCATGCGTTGAAATGTATTACAAGATCGGTAGTGAGCAGGGTGCGGCAAAGGCATTGAACTTGTCACGCTCTACATTCCGTCACCGATTGTTGGTTGCCCGCAGGAAAGGGCTTATGGACGAAGCGGTCGTTGAGACAGACACATACAAAAAGAACATCCTCCCACCCAGCGACGAGCCGATCGAAGACATCATCGACCACCTGACAAACAGGTATGTGACCCGTATGGAACACGTCGATGCGAAACAATGGCAACGAGTGTCAATGAAGTCAGACGAGCCAATTGGTCTGCTCTGGTTTGGCGACCCGCACCTTGATGACAACTACTGCGACTGGCCTGTCTTGCGGCGGCACGTTGACCTGGTAAAAAACAACGAGGGCATTTATGGTTGCGGTCTTGGTGACTACCAGAACAACTGGATTGGTCGACTGTCTCGATTGTATGCCGAACAGGATACATCTCACCATACTGCATGGCGGTTGGTTGAATGGTTTGTTCGTGAGATCAATCCCCTTATCCTTATTGGTGGCAACCACGATATGTGGTCTGGCCCAGGTGATCCATTACAATGGATGACTGAGCCTCACACTATCAACGAGGACTGGTCTGCACAGATTGCTATTGAGTTTCCTAACGGGCAAGAGTGTAAGATTCATGCGGCCCACGACATGCCAGGGCACAGCCAATGGAACCCATTGCACGGTCAGAAGAAGATGGCAATGTTCCGAAGCAACGCACACCTATACATCGCTGGCCACAAGCACAACTGGGAACTAGCCCAGATGGAGCAGGTGGAAGAAGGTCATGTATCTTGGCTTGCCAGGGCGCGTGGCTACAAAGCGCATGACACCTATGCAATGGTGCGTGGGTATGAAGAACAGAACTTTGGTCAGGCTATCTTGCAGGTAATCAACCCGAGGACAAAGACTCCAGAAGGTTTCAGTCATTGTTTTGTTGATGTTGAGACTGGCGTTGAGTTTCTTAACTACCTTCGCTCTTCCACAAAGTAGTAAACTTTTTAACCGAGAGGTGGACGCAAGGCTCATCCTTGTGGTCTTCCCCTCGGGGTTTTCTGCGCTTGGGGTAGCTTAACCCCTCATTTTCTTTTGTTAGCTTCATATAAGCACATTCGTCTGCCCACTGAACCACAAACAAAGATGGCATACCTGTTACTTCGCTCATTGAAAGCATATTCTTATATTTGTTGAGGCTAATAAAAATTGTATCGTATCTGAAGCGATTGGTCGATCGAACTCGTATCTCGCAAAACGCAACGCCCTGGGGTAGTCCATCTACAACTCCCCTCGTCAAGATAAAGTCAGCATAACTAAACCCAGACATTTTTTCTGCGTCACACTTCCAAAGCTCTTTTACTTTGTTGATGATTTCTATTTCATTATTTAGGTCTGATTGATATTCGTATTTCCAACCCATGCGTTTTCTTTCAATTAGTGAACTGGCGAGGGGAAAAATCACTAAACCCTCGCCAGTTCTTTTTCTCTGTAGCCATGACCAGAGAAATTATTCTACGTCCATGTCTTCGACGGGACGCTTATCAAACTCTCTCATATACTTTAGACCAAGCTGAACAATGTTTTCAAGCTGATTGCGTGTAACTACTACCACAAAAAAATCGTTACCATGCTTGACGCACATCTCTGCGGGAAACCGTTGCATTGGTGATGGTCGTATATAGCACAGGTCTGGTGTGTCTGAGGCAGTAGTGATTTCAAACTTTTCATCATCTGACATATTGCACCGTCATCTTTCTGATTAGGTCTTCAAGGCTCTCGTCTGTCATCCGTATTTTGTGCCCTATTTTTACCACGGGGACGCCATATTTTCGACACAGTTTCTTAACGTCTTGAGGGGGGACGGTCAATGTCGCCCCCACCTCTTCGATCGTCAGCAACTTAGAACGGGATTGAGTCATCGACTGGTTGCTGTTGTTGTCCATTGGGCGCACCGCCTTCCATCTTATCGCTAAAGCTAAGTGACATATAGTTCATGTTGTCCTTTGACTTGCGCCATGCGGCTACTCGTCGTGTTCCAACTGGCCCTGTATAGTCAGGGGCTTTGTCACTTGTCTTCTTTTCATTGGGAAAGAGTGTCCCAGTCTTCTCGTAGATGTCCATAATGACACGACCATCGGGCAGTGTGGACTTTGTGACAATGACTTGTGAGTCCTTGCCATTGTTGTTTGCCTTACCAGACAAGATCATCTGGTGGTTGTCACGGGGTGGGAATACCGCCCCGCTATCTGTGTTATCGTATTGGCTCATTACCATTCTCCATTCGTAGGTTTGCTATCTGCCGCATACTTGTTGTCGTGATCCCCCAGGAACACATCAGCATTGAAACCAAGGTGCGACAATGCCTTGGTCAGCCCATCTGTGACAGCCATCTTGGGTGCGTCTTCTGCAATGCGTTCCTTCTTGAAGAAGGTTCGGCATCCAGTAAACGGCCCAAAGCTGTTGTCATCGTGCCCATGCCACACTGTAACGTGTGCCAGGAACGCGACATCACCATTCGACATAGTGATTGTTTCTGTTTCTGACTTCCATCCCCAGCCCTGTCCTACTGGGCCGAAGGCGCGTGTTGCCTCCCGCACCTGATACATCGGGTCAATGCTGGTAAATGAACGTGAGCCGAAACTCACCTTTTTGAGATACTGCCCATCAGATTTTGCGACACTATCCCATAGTTTCATGTTATCATTACTCACTGTGTATTCTCCTTCACGGTTCTGGTCGGTGCGTCTACTCCCGCATCGGCCAGTTTGTATTCAGCATACCTTTTGCCTGACTTGCGGACGGTCTCAATTAGATTCCCGTCTGATCGTAGGTCGTGTATGCGACTAGCCAATCGAAAGCAACCAAAGTGGTTGAGCGCATCCATTGGCGAGATGCTATTGCCTTCTTCCAAGTAGGAAAGAATCTTGTCGTTTTGCGTTACGTTATCCATCTGTATACTCCTTGTTTACATTGATGCGTAATGAGCCATTCTTGGCTCGCTTGAGGGTAACAACGTCCGAGTAAACTTCCCTTTCGTTTGTTGCTACCATTGCTTTGAGTTGCTTCTTAGCAGACTCATGCTCCTTTGCGGCTTGCATTGTCGAGACATACTCATGCGCTTGGTGCATGAACTCGTTGTCTTGTCGTGCGTCCCGCGCCACCATATCGTCGATGGCAATCTGGTCGATGCCTGTCGTGATGTGTGGCATTGATTGTGGTGGTTCTTCCTGTCGCTCTACATAGCCCCAGAACTCTTTGAGGTGGACATACATTGTGTCGATGTATCCCTGGTCTCTTGCAACCTTTACATACTCATAGCGACGGTTGCCAAACAGGTTTGCAAAATACATATACTCCAGCTTGGCCACCTCCATGTATAGCTGTAGCTGTGGCATGTATCGTTCTAGTTGTTTACGCATGTTGTTCATCTCAAAGGTATGCTTTACCTCTAGCCCCATGCGCTCACCGTGATACATAAACTCACCGTCTAGTGTGCCACGGCAGGGCACTGATCCCCATTTGTAGTGGTAACGCACCTGCTCTTGCACCTCCACACCCATGTCCTTCTTGAACAGGCCAATGTTAAATGGCTCTGTCCAGATACCCAACTGCACTGGCAAGACATCAGACAAGTCATCGCGGTCACGATACCCCATTTTGTCCAGCCAAAGATTGTGCCAATCACCGTCCATTATTCGTAACGCACAGCTACCTCCAATGGTTTGTCGGCGTAATTCGTCTTCTGCTTTTTCGTTCATATCTGTCATGTTTGATCCCTTTCACTATCAAATCTAACCAGTTCGGTTGTGTTTGTCCAGCTATATTTACTAGCTTGGCGTGTCTTCTTTAAAACAAAAACCTTCTTTTATAAGCATGAAGTCGCTGTCCTTGTCTTCAATGTAGGTTTTCATCAAACGATTTTTTCCAAGATTTAAAACCGTTTCGCATTGGCTCCTTGTTCGATGTAAGCCTAGCTCTATGTTGGTGCATTTAGTAGTCGGAACATTAAAGTCTACAATCGCACACATTAAAATAACTGCATTAAACATTTCCAAGTAACCTCTCTTTTGCTTTCATTGGGATGCGAAGCAAGACGTTGCCCATGTGGACGTTAAGCTTTCCATCCTTCATCATCTGCTTAGTCATGGCGATATGCTCATCGCACTTCTCTATAGTCCAGCCCATTGTCTCTGGCTTAGACTTGTCACCTTTGGGCCGCTCCTTGTCTTGCCCCTCGTAAGTAAGATTAAACTTTGCGTCTAAGGATTTCTGCCTAGCAATAAAATCTGAAGCAACTTTAGAAGCATTCTTAGATACCATTGCTGGTAGAAACCAAACACGATAAGAGTTTTCTTGGACACACTTGTCCCACACTTTGTCCAGGAGCAGTTCAAATGTCTCGTCGTTTATATCTGTTGGTAGTCTGTTATTGATTGCTCGACGCAACTCTTGACTGTAGACGCGCTGTGCATCTGTATCGTTCTTGATGTTGTTTGGCGGGCCGTATAGTTTGCCCATCTTCAACACAAAGTTATTATGAATTGAGTGTTCACGTTGATCGAAGTTCATTTTGTTTTCTCCTTTTCTCTCGTCTGTTTTCTTTTGTAATTCGTTTTATATACTGTCGCTTACCCCACAAGACTGTGGTGTGGTCTCTGTTTAAGAACGCACCTATCTCTGGCAGTGAGTGTCCTCTGGTATGTAGTTCATAGAACAATCTTTGGCGCAACTGTATGACCCAGTTCCTATCTCGTCTGCGTTCTGTGAGTGATGTAAACTCAACATTGTGTTGATCGCAAAACTCTCTGACATATTCATGCAATCGAACATTTTTAATTTCTTTTTCATCCATCATTGGATTCTTCCTTGTTCAAAATCTTTTCTACAATATAGTCTGGTATAATCAGCACCCATTTGGGTGCGTCTGGCTCCGTCTTACCTAACTTGAATAGCGCAACGTCCCTGTTCTTTAGGACAGTGAAGGGGGATGGAAAGCCTTTCTCTTTCCGATACTTTACCTCAACGATATACTCAGTTCCTTCAATGCTGATAACCAAGTCACCTGAGTATTCGCCACCTAATGCGCCCGATAGGGGCTGGCGTTTGACAGCCAAGCCCCACGATTTGAACAGCTTCACAAAATAGTTTTCGTGGTATGTCCCTTTTGCTTTGCTTTTG